GAGACTACCTTGCTTACGCAAGCGAAGAAGCCGTATATGAGGCTCCAAATCGTTCTCACGAGGTTTTGAGCGGTAAAGAGTAGAGCGTCGAGGACGGTAAACACAATCCCCACCGGGATAGCTATCGCCGCCAAAACGAGAAGGAATAAAACCTTAAATATCTTCTTCAGGGAACCAGCCATTATCAATCATATATTGTTGATCCCGAATGGTAGTCGTAGAGGGTACGATGTGCCCAAACGGGAACGAGTTAGAATTCAGTACGTAGGATTGCAGGTCGAAGCGTTCTGTTTCGCTCAGTTCAGGAAACAAGGATACGAGTTTCTCCAGCGTCGCCTGTTCGTGCACGGGAATGATGTAGGAAGTATCCACCTGCAAAGCGAATTGCACGCCGTCGGGGTGTTCAATCACACCGAACACCGTCCCGTCCTTTTGGTACGGCTGTTGGATAGCGAGCGGCGTAGTGATGTTGTAGAGTTCGCGCGTAATTGATTTGGCGCGTTTCTCGCTTGTTAGCGTTCCTTCGGGTAGGACTATGATGTATCCGTTCATCAGTAGATGTTGTAGAAGGTGTTTATGTTGGACTCGATGTTCGTGCGGTCGGAGGTTTTATCGCTTAAATACAAAACCGCTTCACTCATTACACCGTTTAAATAAAACGCCGTGCCGCCTGATGCGCTGCCAAACGTGTTAGTGCCGTTCTGCGCTCTTGACCCCTGAGTACCTGTCAAACTCACGTTATTGTGGTGCAGAGAATGCGACGTGCTTGTGCTGTTCGTTATGTGTGATGTAATGCCTAACGCCGTTATAGTTGGATTTCCTGACAAAGACCCGACACCCGCGCCGCTATTATCGCGTGTAGTTATCGAATCGCCTGACCTGTTTGTACTCATTGCGAACCTAATCCCGCCATCTTCCAAATTGTAAATCTGCTGTTCACCTGTGGCCGCTGCTTTCCAAGTCGCAAACATCGACATATCTGAACCCCACGATTCTCCAAACTCAATGTAATCGCTTAAGCCATCAAACTCCACCGCAGGCTTCCCGTTCTCCGTCACCACGCCCGTAACGCTGTCGTAAATCTTTGGCTGATTCGCCGTCGCGCCCTGCGTCGCGTCGTTACCGTTTCCGCTTTGGTCATGCCAAGTATCAACGAAGCCATCGCTTGCACCGCAGAAGGCAGCCAATGAAACCGTGTCGAGCTCTCCGAATACATTGAAGCCGATGCCTTGGGTAAAGTTGTCTGAGGCTCGCCGTACCGTTACCGCATTACCCGTGTAAGCGGTTCGCAGCTTGCGCAGTGAGTAGGCCGCCGCCGCGCCTGTATACGTGTCGAGCAGTGGCGTGTTTTGGGTGAAGTAGTCGCCTATGTTGGATTCGATGGAGGTGCGGACGCTGGATTTGTCGGAGGCATACATTACAAGTTCTTGTATTCTGCCGTCCAACTCTGTGCCAGTTACCGCTGGATATTTTCCAATCGTACTGACGCCCGTGCTTGATGTGTCAATAGTCGCGGCGGATTCTCCATCGCTTGTTGCAAGTGTTCCGTTTTCATAGAAATCTATGTCCGTAACATTTGCATTCGCAGCAACGTGAACGCTTCCGAGTGTTTGCGCGTCCATTGGATTGTTTGTCCACGACTTAAAACCAGCAACGCGAACGGCGGTTTCAATTGTGTAATTGAATACGCTACCTGTTCCCGTGCTTGCGTTTACGAGCGAAATGATATTATCGTCGTCATTTGTTACGTCCGCGTGAACTACGGAGAAAATCGAACGTGCAGTTGTTCCAGAAATTAAAACGGATGATGTTTGCAAGTTGTCATCTGTTCCGTCAAAATCAACCGCCACCTTGCCGTTTTCCTTCACCAACGCACCACCCGTGTAAATCGTCGGCTCATTCGTAGAGGCCGCCGCCGTCGCGTCGTTCCCGTTTCCGCTTTGGTCTTTCCACGTTACCACGGTACACGTCGTCCCCGTGCAGAACGTTTCTATCGCGCTCTCGTCGATGTTGCCTGAACCGTCGAACCCAATCGTCGTTGTAGTCGAATCCGATGCCCTGCGAATAACCATGCAGTCCGTGACGTTGCCATTCAACCGACGAACCGAATACGCCGCCTCTGCATTCGCGCCGTAAGTCTCGTTGAGCAAACCCGTAAACGCGGGCGCTTGCGCTACCTCCTCCCACGTCATTTTGAGGCTAATCGGTACAGTGCCCCCCGTGCGCTCCTTCAGGTATGCAAGTAAAGCCGTCTTTGCATTTGCGAACGTAGTGTTATCGGCGATGTCTGCGAATTGTACCCACGTGCCTGTATCTGGATCGGATTGTGCAGATTCTGCATAATACAGCTTGCGGCGGATGTCGTAGCCCGTGGCGGGCGTGTCGCTCTCCGCACTCTCCGCATAGCCGTCGCCGTCAGCCTGTGCCGTATAGTACAGCTCAACCGTAGCCGTTGCGCCCGATCGTAGTGCAGCCGCCTCGGTTGCGTAGCGATTGTGATACTGGGTATCAATTGCAATATCCGCCCACTCCGTATCGTAATCCGTTCCGCTTGCCTTCACGAGTGCTTGTCCCGAAGTACCGCCCGCAATGATTCCCACCTTTGCCGTGTTCGCTACGATGGCATCGGCTTGGTTAGTCGTTATACCGACCTTCGCGTTATTGTTTAAAATGTCGGCGGCTTGCTGTGCCGTAATTCCCACCTTCGCCGTATTTGCGGCAACGTCAGCATTCGCACTTACGCGGGCCTCTGTATAGTAGAGATTAACCGAACCCTCGGGGAGTGCGTCGGTCGTACTCGGAGGAGGTGAGGGCGTGGGGAGGTTCGTATTGTACCATCCAAGCGCGCTTGAATATTGAAGTACGTTCCCTGTGATTGGACTCGTAACGGTTACTCCGTCTATGTCGTTGAGGTCAATTGTAGACGGTTGCCAAAAGCCTCCCGTATATTTCAAGAGATGCCCTTCTACTGGTGTTCCCTTCGTATCGGAAAGAGCCGATAAATCGAGGTCTTGGTTCTTCCATCCCGCGGGCGAGCCGGGAAGGGAGAAGGCTTGATACCTTAGGATCTGGTTATTCTCAAGCGTAACGAGGTAAACGTCGGTAAGTTCGTCGAGCGATTCCGCCCCGGCTGTATCCAAAGTAACTACGCCGTCGCCGTTATCGGTAAGTGTGCCGTTCGTTACCTTAATCGTTCGGACGCTGAGAACGTCGGTTGCTCCGTCTTGAGTAAGCATCCGCAAGATACCTCTACGCGCATACGCTATCTCATCGCCTCCTTCCGGACTTACTCCGTCGATAGGAGCGTTACACGCGTCCCATTCGTAAGGGATGGAAACGGAGAGGTCGAGCAGCACGCCGGAGAGTACGTTCTTGGTCTCTTCTTCGAGGGGCGTAGTCGTGGCGTTTACTACCTCGTAATCCTGAGCGAAGAGGAAGATATTCCCTCCGTTCTTAATGTCTGCGATGATGTCTTCCGCGCATTGCTCCGCATCGCTAACCACTTCCTTTTGACGGTCCGTCTTCTTCGTCTTATCGGCGGGTACGTCCAGGATATATACCTCGAGGTTGTAGGTCTTCGTCCCGGCGTCGTATGTAGCTCCCGTATATACGAGATGCATAAGCGGGAAGGAGGTAAACTTTGAGAGGTCTACGTCATCGGGAGAGCCAAACGAAAACGACTTCACGAAGAAGTGCGCATCCGCGAATATCTTGAACCTTTCGACTATGTTATTAAACGTGATCATGTGCGAGCTTGTCTTTTAAATAGCTGAGATGTTGGAAGACGACTTGAATAGGAAGTTCCGTAACCTTGTCCATCTTGAGGAGGTCTTCTCCTGCGAGGGCGTGGAGGACGTGATACCACCCCCATTTTTCGCCGATTGGATCGCTGCCTCCGCTACCTCCAGTAAAGAGGACTTCATATCTAGCAGCAGTTCGTTTCTGGTAGTCCAAAAAAAAAGCAGCGTACCAGATACGAGGTCGGCGGGCATCTCCTCAAAGATAGATGCGTCTTCTTTGGCGGTGTACTTCTTTACCTCGTATTTCTCTCCGAGTTCGTAGGTTACTTCCCGGAAGAGTACGCTCATTACTTTGTGCGCGTTCTTCCAGAAGTCTTCGAGGTAGTTTTCGAGGTCGATCCATTCCCCCGCCGTGAACGCGTCCCAATCGGGAACGAAGCCGAAGCGTTTTCCGTCCATCTGAACGACTTTCTCGAAGCGTGCGGTCTCTTGGGTAAGGAGGTTGTCGATATGCGCTCCTGCGGCTTCTATTAGCTTCTGAGGCATCGTCCGGAGTTTCTCTACGGATTGACCGGTACAAATGGAGATGCGTTCGAGTTGGTTCTCGCTTGTCATCATAACCTGAAGCTCACCGAGGGTGAGGTCTGACCATCTATGCGGGAGGCGTAATTCCATCGTTTAAATAACTTGCTTTGTTCGGTTTCCTTACGTTGCGTGAATCGTGCGTGAAAAATGCGTGTTTACGGGAATTTGACGGGTGCCCGTCATTTACCCGATAGCGTACGAGCCAAAGTTGGGGTTCGTCTGGTTAAAGGTAATCGCGTACCGCATCGCATCAATGGCGTGGTTAAATTGGTCTACGGGTTCATTCAGTTGCTTGCCGTTCTTATCCTCCTTCCATTTGTAGTTGCGAAGTTCCTTAATCAGGTTCACACTCCGCGCCGTGATAAGTAGCGGCCTCGAATGGAGGAACTGGATTCCGCTTCTAACCGAATCGCGTCCCTTTCTTGCTCCGTGAGTATTGAATCCGTGGCCGTGTATCTCATCGATGCTCTTGGGCTCTGCGGAGTCACACACGACAACATCCGATCTATCGACTCCGTTATCTCGGAGGCTTTTTGCAATATCTGAGTTAGTAAGGCGCGTTGCGTAGCAGAGTTCGTCCACCGCGAAGCCGTGGCCGTCGGTGTACACTCGGACGATGGCGGTCGGGTCATTCGTGTAGCCGAAGTCAACGCCCGTTGAGAGTAGTTTGAATTCATTTGGTATCTGGTCTATTTCTTTCCAGTGGGTGAAGATGGTCGCTCGGGATGTTCCTCGCTCTCCGAGTCCGTACACCCTCCAGAAGTTTTCGTCTGCTTCTTTGAACCGCTCAATCTCCAAGAGTACACTTTCGGGAAGGAACGGGTTATCCTTGTACGTGGTTTTGAAGAAGTCGCAGTCATCGCGGTTTGGTAGGTCGTAAAGCCAGTGGAATTCGTCAGAGGGGTTGAAGTCTACTATGATTCTCCCCGTGGTTCGAAGGATAAGTTGCCTCCAGTCTTCGAGGGTTATCTCGTTCGCCTCATTGATAAAGAGAACGTCACGCTTTCGGCCTCGCACCTTTTGCGGTTGATCGACCGAAATAAACTCCACGAGGTTTCCCCATAACTGGTAAGTGGCTTCCGATTTGTTGTGCAGCTCGACGTTGTACGCCCCTTCGTTTTCGAGTATCTCGAAGAAGTCTCTCATGGCCGTAGCGCGGAGGGCGGGGAAGGTCTTCCGGCAAATGGTTACTACGAGGCCGGAGTTCTTGTGGCAGAGTTCTATGAGGGCGGTGAGTATGGAGTACGTCTTACCTGAGCGCGTCCCGCCTTGGTGGACTTGGATTCGCTTCTTTGAGTTCCTTACGTGGTAATATGTGGCGGGGAGTTTCACCGGGTACAAGGTATAAAAAAAGCCCCTCTCGGGGCTTCTGTTCTTATACTGTGTATTCTGTCATCTCCTCCATGTAATCTACTGGGATCAAGACCATATATCCGAATTCGGTTGTAACTCGGAAGTCGCCTTCTGGAGCTTCGAATTTGATTGAGAACTCTTTCGCGTCGTTCATGATTGTTTCGCTTACTTCGATGGTCATACCTGTGAATTCTGCGAACTGGGCTGGGGTTGGGTTGATAAGGTTCATGGTTGTTTGTTTTTCCGTTTGTTTGATGAATCAAAGATACAAGTATTTTTTCCTTTTCCAAAGAAAAAGTTACTTTTCTTCAAATTATTTTTCATCCAACCATGAGAGCGGCTTCTTCTCTTGTACCTCTATCTCTTGCCGTTCGATATATCCGCGCTTCTTGCCTTTGGTCTTGAGGAAGAAGATGGTAGCGGCGGGGTTGCCTTCCTTTACGAGCTTGTAGAGGTGAGATTCTGCGAAGTCGAGAACGCCGTCTTGAATGGATGCAACCGCCTTCTTATATTCTTCGTCCGACTTCATCCACGCGTAATGGGTGGAGCGGTCGATACCTACCATCTTCGCGGCGGTCGATACGATACCGAGTGACTTCTCTAAGGCTTCCAACATAGCCTCCTTTTTGGTGTTGGATGTGTGGGTTTTTAAGGCTTCCATAACTCCGCCTTTTTACCTGTAAAGTCCTCCCATCGCTTTACAATAACGTCGCAATATTTGGGGTCTAATTCCATCCCGTAACAAGTTTTTCCGTTTTGCTCTGCTGCAATCAGGGTAGTTCCTGTTCCTATAAATGGGTCATAAATTGATTTGACAAAATCCAACCTATCAATGAACCATTGGGGAAAGGCTATTGGAAACCCAGCCCTGTGATTTTCGGCGTAAGCATTTGCAGAATTGTTTTCAGTCTCAATGATATTGGGATGCTGGCCTTGCCAAGAACAAGGAAAGCCTCGGGTTTCGTTATCGTGTGAAAACACAAAGACAAATTCAAATTTGGTGTTGAATGCACCTTTGACAATGTTTGGGGGGGCTGTTTTCTTATTCCAGATTAAAACGTCCTTCAACCAATGAACAAGAGCGTGTTGGTATTTGGATAGCACATGTTTGTTGTGTGCCAGCAATTGAAGATTGATGAAGGCATATCGGCTTGCGTCAACGGCTTGCATCGTTGCTTGGTAAAGCAAATCCAAATATTCTTCGTCATTTAAATCATCTGACGAGTTTTGATATTTCGATTCAAAGCCTTGCAATATTCCTGACAGGTGGCCGTTTTTTGCTGCGTTATATGGTGGGCTTGTGAAGGTTATATCTGCTTTGTTCCCGTTCATGAGCCGTTCCACGTCCTCGGCTTTGGTAGAGTCCCCGCAAAGCAAACGATGCTCCCCCAAGATATAGAGGTCTCCGAGTTTCGTTTTCGGTTCTTCCGGTGCTTCGGGTACTTCGTCGGGGTCGGTGAGTCCTTCGGTCGGTTCTTCGTCTGGTTGCCAAACGTCAAGCCCCCATTCTTCGAGTTCTGCCGCGTCCCATTCATTCGCGAGGATGTCCCAATCCCATTCACCAAAGCCAACGTTATCTTTTACGATGAACTCCTTCGCTTTGGATTCTTCCCACGAAGCGACGTAAACAGGGGCTTCTGTGAGTCCTGCGGCCTTGCAAGCCTTGAGGCGCATATTACCCCCGAGGACGACCATATCAGGGTTTACGACTATGGGCCGCGCTTCGAGCATCTCCGGGAAGGTCTGGATGCTTCGAACGAGTTTCTCGAACTTGTCTTCTTTAATCGTCCGCGGGTTGTTCGGGTTCTCCCGAATCTCCGAGAGCTTCGTGAGCTTGAACGATGACGGCTTCAAGGATGGCTCTAAATTCTGCATTGTGAACGGCTAAAGTTAGAAGGAGGGTGGCGGGGTCTTGTCCTACGTGGAGTCGCACAACTTCGGCGTTCTCCGTAATGAGTAGGAAGTTCTTCGCGTGGAGGAGGGCTTTGCGTGCGTTTCTCATGGGTGCAAGATAGTTCCTTCTACATCTCTTGCGATATTTTCAAGTATTTCGCGGTCGTACCACGTCATATTCAAATCCCTTCGGTGGAGCATCTGAAGCCCTACGAAGTGGCCTACGTTCTCATGGTACGTCTTGAGTTCGAACTTCTCCTTCTTGGGTCGCTTCATAAACTCCCGGATGTTGTTGGCGATTTCTTCGCGCTCTTCTTTCGTGTAGCTCATTGTCCTGTTTCTTCTTTCCAAATGGTGGAACATACTGCGACGCGCTGCTCCGGATCGGGGAAGTCCCGCTTCGAGATTACGTTGTTTATGCAGCGGTGCATGAATTGGTAGCGGTTTTCGCCTTTGTTCGGTTTAGGTAGTGGCATCTTTCAATAGTTGTTTGAG